ATCTCTTCTACCGGAGTCTTTACAGGAATGTTGAGAAGCGTTGTAACCGATGCGACCGGAACAGTAGCCTTAACCGCTGCTCAGACCAACAGCATATTATTCTGCACTGCTGCCGGCGGAGCTACTACGGTAACTATTCCAGATCCTTCGGCTGCTACTGTCGGAGTTGTTTACCATATTATCCAGACTGCAGATCAGAATTTAGTGGTAACAGCTACTGCTGCAAATGGAAATAGCATTGTGTGCGACGGAGTGGCAACTTCTGATAATGTGACTATTTCAACCGCATCGCATAAAATAGGGGCTGGAATGGTGATCATAGGAATTAGCGCTACGCAATGGTATGTCGGAGGGCTAAACCCTGAATCTCTGCTCACCCCTGAAGCTGCAGACTAATCATGGAAAGCGTATCTAAAAGAACAGGAAAAGTATTCAAAGGCAAGCTGGCAGAGATCATGCACCGCGTGGGAGCTGCCAACTTAGCCGATGGATCAGAGCCACCAAAGAAGGTAGTTCCTAAAAAGATTGTACCTGCCAAAAAGGCGACTCCAAAGAAAGCTGCAAAAACGAAAGTTAAAAAGTAGATCATGCTAATAGATAGTTCATATTTTGTAGGAGAGATAAACATTCCCAATCTGATAGGCCCTAATTCAAATTCTGTGAATTTAAGTCAGGCTATCAATCAGTACGAAGAAGAAATACTCATTGACCTTTTGGGTTATAAGCTATACTCACTTCTTATTGCTGATCTGGATGTGACTTTTGTGCCGCAAAGCCAGATATTCAAAGACCTGGTTGATGGTGCTGAATTCAATCATTCGCTGAATGGTGTTGATGTTTTGTTGAAATGGAAAGGATTGAGAAATAGCTCACTCCAGTCCCTTTTGGCTTATTATGTCTTCTATAAATATGTCGAGCGCGATGTTACCCATTTATCCGGAGCCGGTGTAATTCTGGCAAAAGGAGAAAAAGGGAGCCGCGCTTCATCCATGAACAAAATGATCAACGCATGGGAAAGGATGCGAAAACTATATGGGATCGTGCCGCCTCAGTACAGAGGCTATTATTTGAATGGCATTCGTCCTGAAACTGTTTTCAATGCCGATCCTTCAGCCTACAACTTTCTGTATGCGAATAAAGCCGATTATCCCGATTGGATTTTCAAGCCTCAATGGAACATTAACGCCTTCGGAATATGAGCGCAGATTTCAGGATATTTCCAGATATAATGCAAGAGGTTATCGACGCGGTGGTGGCTGATCCGAACTGGAACAGTGTAATTGGACCATACCTCGAAGGAGTTGTCGGAACATTCCCCTGTTTCGAATATGGAACATATCTTGAGCTGCTTCAGACTTGCATTCGAAAAGACAATAATCAGGAAGCTAAATATCCCTTGGTCTGGTTGGTGTGGGAACCGTCAGAGAATCAGCAAAAGTGGATTGAACCGTACATGTACACGCTGACTGCCAAAGTTTTTATCTGCGACAAGACGAATATTGACAGCACAACCAGCCAACGATACACGGATACCATGAAGCTATTTCTTTACCCAATCATGCTGGCACTCATCGAGGCTCTCGGAAATCATCCATGCATTGAACTGAATGATGAGTTCAAATATCCGGCTAACGATCATCCCTTTTGGCTGAATAATCCTGATGGCGCTTACGATACGCTTTCAGCTATTGAAATAAGTTTACAAAACATGTTAATTTATAAAAATTAAAAATATGAGAACATTTAAATTTGCAGGCAATGGAGCGAGCAAACTCTTTCTGACTGACGTTAAAGGCGTCATTGTCACCAAAAAGAATACGACTCAGACCATTGCGCTGGCCAAAACTTCCGCCGGATGGAGCACGCTGCTTAACCCAGCTACCACTGCCGGAGTTCTTGGAACCTACATTGATTTTGAAAGGGGCATGGAACCAAAGTCCGCAGCTCCTGAAATGACTACCTCAAACACTGGATTCGAGGAAAAAACCAAAGATTTTGCACCTAAGTTTGTTGGCCATGCTTACATTTCATGGGCTGATTATCTGACTTGGTTTGCAGCCGATACTCAAGAGTTTGACTTTACCTTAGTTTTGAACAATGGCGACCTGATGAGTGCGATCACTTCAGCCGGAGCTCAAAAGGGATTCTGTGGCCGTCTGTTTGTCACTTATGATCTTCCGAAACCGGGAGGAGCCGAAAAACAAAAGGCTTGTCCGTTCGATATCATGTTTGATGATGTGGAAGAATGGAAGAATTACCAGATCCTTAAAACCGATTTCACACGCAAAGAGCTTTCAGCATTGGCACCTGTGGGTGTCAATATTGAAGTGTTGACAGCGTATGCAACTGGAACTGGCGTAGTGGTATTGAAAGCTACCAAACGTGCAACAGGTGAGGCTTACACCGGATTCACCACGTATGCACAATGGGAAGTTGTATCACTCAAGGGTGACGTTGCCGGTGCTGCAACTGCTATCGATGCAGCTCAGGCTGCTCTGGGTATCTATTCAGTAACCTTCCTGAACGGAGCTGCTAAACTGACTGATGATTTCGAGATTCAGGCCGTGACTGTTGCTTCTACTCACATCACTTATCTCTCGAATGTCCTTAACGTTCCGATCTAATGAAATTCGGAAGCGTGGATATTAATCCTGATGGATGGGATAAGTGGAGCTGGAAAGACTTTCTTGACTTCTATGATCAATCACTGAAGGGAAAAGTAACTGAAACGCCTGAAGAAATCGCACATGTTTTAGGTGTCAAAGTTCCGGTGAAACACAAGGTTAATACTGCAAAGTAAAAACATAGGGGACGGTTTGAAAAGATTGTCCCCTTAATTTTAAAATCATGTTGGAAAGTATCCTTGAAATGCAAAAGAAGTCAGCTCAGTGGGTCGCCAATCTTCCGGCTAACATTGTTCGTGTGATTGAAACTAATCAGGGCAAAACGATTGATTTCAACCGTATGCAAATGATATCGAATAAAGACGCCAATGGCAAGCCGCTCATTCATTCCAGAACAGGTTCACCGTATTTAAGTAAAGCGTATGCCAGGCGAATGCACAAATCAAAACCTGATTTATTTGTCAATGGTCAGTTTCAGGATGCAATGTTCTTAACCATGCCTTCAGAAAAGGAATATTTTATCAGTTCAAAAGATTACAAAACTCAGTTTCTGGCGAAGAATTACGGTAATATCTTCGGTGTTGCACCAACAAACCAGCCTAAAGCACAATCGATCAACAATAAACTGATCTTGGACGATTTTAAAACAGCCGTATTCAAATGATCAAAACGATCTATCAAATTACTATTAAAGACGTGATCCTGTTGGACGCTACAAAGTCTGCCAGTCACCTAAAAATATTCAGCTTTCTTCCGATCTGGTTTTTCAGAAAGCAACTGGAGAAGCTGGCAAAGGAAATCTTTGATTTGATTGGATCAGAAAGTGAGGTTGATAAATTGCAGAACGACTATGACAGGATTGTATCATATCGAAATCTGCAGATACTTGAAGCCCTTTATAAGTTGGTTGTCATTGAACTCAGACTGAAGGCTAAAATTGGTATCTGGAGAATCATTGCCGGGAAAGAATATAAAGAAGCAGAACAGTTCAAAGAGATTATATCTGAAGTCCTGAAATATACAGGTATTGAGATCAAGGATCCTGAAGATATTAAAAAGCTGAACGATTACATTGAATACCGAATTGATAAGCACAAAGAACTCTATCCTGACAATGAGCCTGAAGAATCTCACGAACAGGTCAGCCTTACACGGATAATATATTCTGTTTTCAATTACATGTCAGAACCTTACAACGAAGATATGAGGCTGATAACCTTCATTGAATTGAAAAACTTAGCTGAAGAAAGAATCGCTAAATCAAAAAATACAGATAATGGCATCGAGTAACGACATAGTAGAATTTGAGAAGTTAACCAAGTCCGTTATTGGGATGGATAACTCACTGATCGGGTTATCTTCAACATACATGAAGCTGGTTAAGAATATGGGTGACGTAACCGAAAAGGCAAAGGAACATGCCGTTACCATTGATGCATTAACGAAGGCCCAGAAGGATGCTGCTGAAACTCAAAAGGTACTTGATGCTGCCAACAAAGCCCTTGCACAATCAGAGGCAAAGCTGAATAGTTTCGATGCTCAGATGTATGAGCAAATCCAAAAGAATAATAAGGCTTTAGCCGATCAGAAAAAAGAGATCAATGATAAACTGAAAGCTGAAGGGCTGGCCGAAACTTCGCTTGTTCGCATGCGCCAAAAACTATCTGAACTTACAGCCGCTTACGATAAGTCAGGTACCCGTACAAAGGCCGCTGCTGAAGAGATCAATAAACTGAGCCGGGAAATCGGAGTTGCTGAAGCTGCAACCAACAGACACCAACGAGGAGTAGGTGGATATCTTGATCAGTTAGGGAAAATGCCCGGTCCATTGGGCGCCGCTGTAAGTGGATTAAAGGCAGTTGGTATTCAGTTATGGGAATTAGTTGCTAATCCTATTGGTGCAATCATAGCTGCAATTGTACTAGCATTTGTGGCACTTTACGAAGTGTTCACTTCTACCGCTGCCGGTGGCAAATTTATCAAAGAAGTTATGGCCAGTATCGGGGCGATATTCGACGTAGTTAAACAACGTGCCGTTGTCTTGATTGATGCATTTAAGGCTTTGTTTTCAGGCGATTTCTCAAAGGCCGCTGATTTATTCAGTCAGTCAGTTTCTGGAATAGGCGATCAAATGAAAAAGGCTGCTACTGAAGCATGGGCATTGGTTGATGCTCAATCACAGTTGAACAAAGAATTGGCTTATCATATCTCAGAAGAAGCGGAAGAAACAAATCAGATTCAGAAAAATCTATTCTATGCGAAGGATAAAACGAAAACTGAAGCTCAAAGGATTGGATATCTGAAGGAAGCTCAGCGTTTAAGCATGGAACAATCCAAGAAAGAAGAAGAATTTGCCAAAAGGCAATATGATCTTGACCTTCGCAATGCAGCTCTTAAAACAGCGGTTACCGGTATAACTAAAGATCAGATTGCAGCATTTATTCAAATGAATTCGGAAGAGCAAAATGCCGCAATGAAAAGCTCCAGACAATTACAGGATTTCTACAATCTCATCAAACTGGAAGGAATTACCACACTGGAAGAATCTTTCTCAAAAACAGTTGAAGCCGAAACCAAATTCTTTGAAAAGAATAAGCGGAGTGAAAGTCAATTATCAACTTTAATGGTTGAAATGGCCAAAGAAAGAGAGGCCAAGAAACTGGAAGCTATTGAAATTGCTAACCTGAAGGCTAAGGAAATGATCAATCAGGAACATCTTGACGGTGTATCTTCAGATGAACAATACAAGCAAGAATTGATCAATCAGGAAATAAAGTTTCTTCACGATAAACAGAAGTTATACAAAGCAGGTACCAAGGAATTTGAAGATATTCAGGTTGAAATTCAAAATATACTCATTAAGTCAGCCGAAGATCAGGAAAAAACGGACAAGGATAAGGTAGATAAAGAATTAAAACGTCAGCAAGATCTTTCCAAAAGCATTGAAACTACAATTGATGATCAGTTTGCGGCTCAGGAAAAGGCAGATAATGATCGTATTGCCAACGAGATAAAAAATAATGAGAAATCAGCCGCTGAATTCAAGAAAGCAGAGGAAAAGAAAGCCGAAGATGCTAAAAAGATGGCTGAAAAGATCAAAGAAATTCAAATTCAAATGGCTTCTGAAGCGATTAACGGAATCTTTGACCTAGGATCTGCCAAGCGTGATGAAGAATTATCTGCACTCGAAAAAGAGAAAACGAAAAAATTAGCCGTTGCAGGTTTAACCGCTAACCAGAAAGCGAAAATAGAAGAAGACTATGCAAAGAAAATAGCTGATATCAAAACCAAACAGGCAAAGTCTGATAAGCTTCAGGCCATGTTCAACATCGCTTTGAATACTGCGATGGGATCAATAAAAGCTGTTGCAGAATTTCCATTAACCGGAGGTATGCCTTTCCTTGCATGGGTAATTGCAGCCGGAGCCTTGCAATTAGGATTAGCAGCTGCTCAACCTATTCCTAAGTTTGCAAAGGGTACTGATTCCGCTCCCGGAATGGGTATTTTCGGAGAGGCCGGTCGGGAGTTAGCTTTTTTACGCTCAGGAGAGGTATTTTTAGCAGAACAGGCAACTTACTTTGAAGGCTCAAAATTCAAAGGCGCTAAAATCTTTTCAAATCCTGAAACTGAACGCTTGATCAATTCTGA